ATGCAAAGTTGTATCTAATTCCAACTCAAACAACTCAATAATTGCAGTTGGATTTGAACTTTGTAGCTGACTAACTGGTACTGGCATCAGCTCGCCTCAAATACCTGTTTGAATTCCATTGAAATCGTGTTGTTATTAAAAGATGTCATCTCTACATTCCAACTTTCACAAACATATTTCTTGTAATTGGTTGTTGTGGGATCAATCCAATCAAAACTTTCTTTACCATTTCTTGCTTGTAAAAAACCAACAATTTTATCTCGATCAGCATCAGTTCGATTATTGAAAGAAAGATTCCAATTCTTTCTCCTTGTATTCATGCCCATCGTATTTCTTTGTTGAAAGCCATCTCCGAATTGGGTGATACGAAGATCAGGAGATTCATTCACGCTTGCTGCATAACTAGCAGCCGTCACGCAATTCAATGTAGCGTCATCAAAAGTAGCCATAAGAAATTAAGCTAAAAGTCCTCCTGGTCGTTTTTGTCTTGCGATTTCCATCTCAATAGCAGAACCCAACATCTTGCCTAGTTGAGCCATTTGTTTGCCATCGCCTTCGACTTTAGTACCTTTCGCATCAACTGACACATTCACAGTAGTAGCACCACCGCCACCTTCAACGCCAAGTCTTCCTCCCTTGCCACGCTTCAAAGGGATAATTGCTTCTGGCCCAGCTTCACCCATCAGGCCAGTTCCCTTTGAAAATGGGAAAAGTGTAGGACTATTAACTATGCCTCCCTTATAGAAAGGAACAATACCGTTTCTGCCGTAAGCGTTTCCTAATGCGTTTGGCCCTGCATAATCAAAATCAAGGGCATCTAAGCCTGGAGCTTGTTTCTTATACAAGCTCATAGGCGCACCACCACTTGACATGTTATTACCACCAAACAAATTACCAAAACCTTTAAACACAGCCAACATCTGCGCTTTCAGAATCATTCTTGCTATATCAGCGATAACAGAACGAGCAAATTCTTTGAATTTGAATTTTCCAGTTGTGACAAAAGTAACCAAAGCATCTTCCATCTTTTTGAACGTATTAACAAATGTTTGAGCTACTTGAGTTTGAACATTAGCTAACCCTTGCATGTAATCATCCATTAGCTTTTCAGCCTTTTCTTTATCTGCTTTTACGCCAAATTTATCTTGATCAGCATCAGGATCTTGGAATGATCCTTTTTTACTGGTACTCTTGCCAGTTGCTTTGATCTTTGCTAATTCTGCTTCTCTTTCTGCTAATTTTCTTCTCAACTCAGGTAATAATTGATTTTTTTCATAAGGACTAGCTCTATCCTCATCTATTGCCTTTTGAATTTTCTTAATACTTGCTTCAAGCTTAATAACTTCATTCTCTATTCCTGTTCCAAAGAATATTTTCAAAGCATCAATAGCCTTATTAATACTTTCAACTATCCACGTAAAAACATTCTGAAACATCGCACCAATAGGTTGCAAAATATCACCTAGATTTCTCTGTAATTTTTGCATTGCAACTGTTAATCTTGCACCTGCTTCTGCACTAGATCCTGCCATTTTTAAAGCAGCATCTCTATGATCCTCACTAAGTTTTGCAACGAATTTCATTACATCGTTTAGCCCAACTGTTCCATCTCTCAAATCTTTTTGTAACTGCGGCAATGTTCTACCAGTTGCATCTGCAAATTTAGTAACAGCACCAGGCAATCTTTCACCGAGCTGGCCTTGCAATTCTTCGGCTGAAACTTTACCTTTACCGAAGATTTGCGACATGGCTCTCATCGCAGATTGCACATCTTCTGCATCACCACCTGTAGCTTTTATCGCCTCACTAACGCCTCTAAATACTTCTTCTGCTTGATCAACATCACCTCCCGCTCCAATAACAGAAGCAGACAATGTTGTGAACTGCTTAGTCGCATCTCCAATCGGAACATTTAACTCTCCAGAGACATCAGCAATTATCTTTTGAGCTTTCGCAAAGTCTTCATCAGTCTTAGTTACTCCCTTTAAGGCAATTTCAAGCCTTTTAATTGAAGCAGAATATTTAGCAGCAGCATCCGCAGCTTGTGCTAGCCCAATAGTACCAGCCACACCTAGTCCAACAAGACCACCTGCAACAGCGCCACCTAATCCACCAGCCGCACCACCTGCAACGGCTGCATAACCTGCTTGACCAGGGAGTGCCGAAGCCAAAGCAGTCGTACCAGCAATAGGCAATGCTTGCTTCGCACCTGCCATCAAGCCCCCTTTCATGCCTAACCCTTGGCTTCCCATGAAATTTCCAAACCATCCACCTGCTGCTGCTGGAACAGGCGGTTTTGCGCCAGCTTGGTTTTGCAGAGCTTTCATTTCTGCCTTTGCTCTCTTTATTGCATCAGCAACTTCTAAATAATCCTTACTTGCTGTATCTAAATTTCTAGAAATCTTACTTAAAATACTTATTTGATCTTTAAACCCTTGAATCGTTTTCGGCTGAAGATCTATTACCCCTTTCAAAGCATTTTTTAATCTATCAAATGCTTCAGTCGACCCACCTGCTTTTCCAAGGTCTTTTAACGACTTCTTTAATTCAGTTAATTTGGCTTGGTTTTCAACCTCTAATTTAAGAGATATTTTTAAGCTATCTAAATTAGCCATTAGATTTATTTATCTCCTTTAATGCAGTCGCCTCCATAATTTGTAAACCCTCTAAGACATCAAGACGATTTTCTATATTGTAGAGGTCAAATAGACCTCCAGCCATTAATACTACCTCATATTTTAAACCGACATAACCTCCGATTGCGGCATTCCATTGTGTTTGCATCTTTAAGAACATAAAAACAATATCCCAATTACATTCCCAAACCTCAAATTCATCCTTCTCTTCTGGGCTTTCAGGAATCTCAATACCAAACGCTTTTGCATCTTCTTGAGTCATATCCTCTACTTGTTTGCCGCCAGAAACCCAGTAAATAGCGGCCTCGATTAGTTTCCCTCCGCACCTCTCTGGTAGAACTTGGCATACGATTCAAATACACCATTTATAAAATCAATATCCTCAGAGAAGATTTTTACATTTGCTTTGGTGAAGGGGATCTCAGTTCCATCTTCTTCTGTAACATCTTTCCAACCTAAAAGAATATTATTCAAAGCTTTTAACTCATCTTTTGCATTTTGAAAATCATTTAACTCAGATTTAGATAATCTTTTGAAAATAGCTGTGAAATGAAAAGTTTCATACTCTCCTGCTTTCTCTACTGATGGTCTTTTTACCTCGACAGGCCAAGGATAAGAGCTAGTAGTTTTCCTGACAAATGGCATAAAAAATAATGATATTCCCAATTACCATAGCCCAAAAAAAGGGGGGTATAAACCCCCCAATACTTAGAAGTGAAGATTCAACTACTCAAAGATGATTGAAAGCTCATCGTTACCACTTGTAGAAGGAATCATTGTATATGGACAATCCCACATTGCGATTCCGTCTTCTTCGGAGTAACCGATAGAACCTAAGTCAACACGATTCTTCGTTGTCTGACTGGTTACAAGACCTGATTGGATTGTGACCTTGTTAAGTGCAGTAGTTCCATGAACGAAACTAATCTCACCTAATGTTCCATCTGCAAGTGCAGCAGCAAATGGGTTCCATTGCTGACTACCACCACTAGCTAGATTTACAGCCTCAACAGTTACTGATCCACTAACATTTCTGTTTGTGATCATTACTTCAGGACTTCCACCAACTAATTCACGGTAGATAACTTCATTACCAAGATCTAATGAGAAGTTGCTCATCTGAAGTCCAGTCTCACCAAAAATCTTGAACGTACCAGTGTTGGTGTTGTTAAAGAGCAAAGGTGTTGCCTGTTTCTGATAAGCAGGAGTTAATGCAGTTGCGTCAGCAGGAGCTATGTAAACTCCAGTAAAAGTAAAGTCAAAAGTAGGAATTTCGCCCACAGAAGCTGTGACTGAAAATGTTCCTTTTGCTCCTTTCACGGTGTGTTGAACACCATCTACGTTGTAGAGAATACTGACTGTTGTGGAGTCAAGAGAGTTAGGAGTGTAAAGACGTTTTGCATCGTCTGTTGTCTCCGTAGTGAATCCACAAGCTTCAAGACACTCACCAAAGTTGGGAGCGTTATCAGCATCTTCATTACCAGCAGCATTTTGCCCGATCCCTGCCATTTCAACAGAGAAAGTACATTCAACCCTAGTGTTTGCTTGTAACTGCTCACTAGCTCCAAAGTAAGGTCTAATTAGATCACGACTTACTACATCACTCTGCTGTGGAGTGATAT